ATACGATTTCTCCGCTGAGACTTCGGCCGTTTTCAGCTGCCCTCATCTCAAGCTTCTCTCGCATTTCACACAGCATCCGTACGGCGGTAGTAATTTTTAGGGCTTTCATGTCGCCTCCTTGTTTGCGTTTTGTGAGTTTAATGCGTTTCGTGACTATGTCAAACATCTTTTTGCTTTTTGTGAGTTTGCTGTATGCTTTTAGAGGCATACAAGAGGCTCGATATGTCCAACGATTTCGCAATGAATCTCATCTATCTGCGGGGGGAGAAGAACCTAACGCAGCAGGAGCTTGGAGACGCTATAGGCGTATCCCCTTCCCAGGTCTCTCGATATGAGACAGGCCAAGCCATGCCCCGTAAGACCGTGCTTAGAAAGCTTGCTGACGCGCTTGGCGTGACCATTGAGCAGCTATCTCAGCCAGACATGATCAACATCACTATGTCAGAGCGGTCGGCAAGCGGCTCCGATGACACATGGAGGGTTACGGTTCCTAGAGAGCTGGTTTCAAAAATCCAGGCCGAAGCAGATAAATTTGGCGTGAGCATTGAGGTGATGTTCGTTGCAGAGCTTGAGCGCGCGCGCTCGTTCTGGGAAAAAGGTGTTGACCCGGGCATTGAGCAAGCAATTGACTCAGTTCAAAAGTACCACCGCTCAATTGACGTCTAGTGAGCGCCAATCCCCAGGCCCGGCCCGCCGAGCTTTTCCTAACCGTTTACGGCACAAGCTAACAAGGAGTGTTGAATGGAAGGCCTTTCTGCTGAGGTGATACCTGTACTACAGCAGCTGATGCCCGGCTTTCTGGCGATGATAGTTTTCTATTGGTTCGCAGAAATTCCGAAACCGGCATACTTTGAAAAAATCCTGCAGGCGCTCATCAGCACGGCGATTATTCAGATCTTCGTTTCTGGTACCGAGAGCCTATGCTACTTCATAGGCAACTTTATCGACTTCGGGCCTTGGAGTGAGGCGTCGACCAGCTGGACCGCTATTGGCTATGCCTTTCTTATGGGCGCAGTCCTTGCGTATCTGTGCAATAACGACATTGCATTTTCGCTAGCTAGAAAGCTGAGCCTAACCACCCGTGCCTCACAAGGCGACGCCATTCACATCTACAAGCAAATGGCCGCGCACGCCGTGATAATTCACTTCAGCGATGGGCGGCGAATGATGGGTTACATCGATGCGTTTCCTAATGATAGGCAAACAGGCGTTTATTTGATAAGCAGCCCGCATTGGATCGAGGACGATGTGGCAATCCCATCGACGCATACACACTCCTACATGATCCAAGGGACAGACGTCCAACGGGTCGAATTCTTGAACTAAGGTGAACCTAATGAGTGATAAGCGACTTACTGAAGAGCTTCTGCAGAAAGGGTTATTGAGGGACCTGCACGAAGGTTTCAATGTCAATCCGCCGGGCAACAGAAACGCGCTACCTGCGAGCGTTCCAAAAGCACCGCCACAGCCACCAGAAAAACCAAAAAATGGCTGAGGATCCGAACATGACCGCAGAGGAGCGGGAAGTAATTCGCAAGCTCAGGAGTGGGGAGCTGACCTATTCTCCCGAAAACTTCGTGCGCCCCAATGTCATACGCCGGCCGTTGCCGTCGGCCGTTCCAAGGCGCCGCCACCAGCACCAGCATCAGCACCAGCACCAGAAAACTCAACATAGGAAGGCCGTATGACTTCAAAACAAAAGGATAGGTCTACTGTGGCTCAAGATGGTTTGTCGCCACAGAGCATTCTTAGGCGCCCGATGCCTGCTACCCCGCCCAAGGAACCGCCGCCACCACCAAAGCTTCCATCTTGATCATAAGCCCGCTTTCGCGGGCATTTTTATGCCCGCCAGATGCAAAAAAGCCCAGCGCGGCGCTGGGCTGGGCTGGGCTTGAATTGCCGGTCAATAGCTCAAGAATCACGCTTAGAGCGGTAGTAAAGGAACAATCCAACCGGTATTGCCACCGCCAAAATCGCGCACAAAATACGTGCACCGCCATCAAGCTTGGCCCACCCAATGATCGCCAGAATTTCCCCAATGATCCAGGCGAACACCCATTCCGCCGTCGAATACTCCCCCGGCTGTGCTGGTGCCGACTGCTTGGTTTTCGACTTGTAAAGCGTCGAACTCGAAATACCAGTTCCAGGAATTCCCGTGGTGACCCGTGTGCCGCGCTTGCTGAGATTTACAGTTGCGCCCTTCACGCCCAGAGACGTGCTGATACCGCTCTTACTGAGGTTGATCTTTACGCCTGGGGCAATTTTGATGCTCTTCCTAATTCTGAGGGCCATGACTCAGTTCCTTTGAGAAAAAACCAACTCTAGCACCAATGTGCCACCATCAAGAATGACGCTCTGTCGGATCCTGTCCGGGCATCCAGTGTGGATGGAATGCCAGTGGCGGGATTGGATCCGGGCATAGTAGCTTTCCGCCTTCACCGAGTGAAAGTATCGAAGTCAGCCCTGAACCCCTCAAGGAAGTTTGCAAAGCACCATGCTGAACAAAACACATGAAGTAACACAAGAAGCGAATCAGAGAATCGCTTTTGAACAGCGGCTGAAAGAGCACTTGTCATATGTTGACGCCGGGAAGCTGTTAGACAAGATCAGGGCATTTAGGCTTCTGCCGATAAAAAGCATGCCAAAACATAAAATCTCGGAAGAGATATCTAAAGTTTTATGCTTTGACACCCCCAGCGGTAGCACTGCAATTCTTACTCCCGCAATGATGAGTTACCCTAAAGGAACAAAATTTTACAGAGTGCGAACACTGGACAAGGACGATACAAAATTCCCTCTACGGGGAATGCGAACCGAATCCGACGCTTGGAGTCCTCCCTCACAATTTGTAAAGCCCGGAAGGCTCAATATCGAAGGCGAGTCGCTTCTTTACACGGCACCTATGAGCCCCAAGGTTGCGATTGAAGAATTGAAAATTCCGGACGATGAAATATTTTCTTTAATTGTTTATGAGTCGACACTTGACATCGCTGTAACGGCCATTGGATTCAATCAAGAAATGGCCACTCTAAACAGTGATGAAAAACTGAAAATGTCACTAATAAATGATTTTCTGACACATGAATTCACGCGCGATGTAGGCATGGGTACAGAGTACTTATATAAAACTTCAGAGACAATAATAAAAGATTATTTTGATCTTCCTCCCCAAATTCAAGATGCGTGGTGTTATCCCTCCGTAGCCGAAAAGCAAAGTGTCAATGTTTGCTTCCGACCTGAAAACGCTAAAGAAAAACTTCGATTAATTGGCGTCCAATTTGCAAAGTGCAATCGCAATGAAAACTCCATATGTATAGAGGTGAAATGCATCGCGGCTGGATTTGATAGCGAAGGTATCTTTCAGTACCACGGAATCGGCAGCGATGCACAACGCGAGGCCTTTCCGGAAATAACACCCATAGCCTAATGGCTAGATCGCTCCCAGTCCTTCGCCTGCAATTTCAAGGACTGGGATTGCGCCAACTTCGGCGCGGTTATGACCTAGGAGGTCTGCTTGAACTCGTACGTAATACCGGATGAAACCAAATTCGCACAGATCAGGTTTTTACGAAAAGACGGCAAAGCCTACGCCCGGCCACCGGGAAGGCCGGTCGTCATCGCGGTTCTTAGATACGACCCCGAACACGGAGCAGGGCCAAGAATTCTCACTGGCCTGAAGCCAACCTACGCACTCGTCGATACAGGGGCAGACAATAACTACGCGACACCAGAATTGATTGCTGAGGCCGGCTGTCCACAAATCGGAACTGCAAGGTTGCGAAACGGTGGAGGATGGACTGAATCGACCCAACACTTAGCGCACATACTTCTGCCAGAAACCGGTAATCAGTACGAGACGGACGTATTTTCCTCAAACCTCGTCGATGATGGTGAACACGGCGAGAGCCTGATCATTGGTGTTTTGGTCATCAAGGCTGGAAGGCTAGTCATGGATTTCCAAGCAAACATTTACCGCCTCTACGTCGCATAATTCAGCCCTCGCAGAGCTTTCATGCGTGATGAAAGCTCGCTCAATAAGTGCTGGTACAGGCCGATTAACGCGGCGCACTAAGCTCTGATTTTCTTTGGCGCTCTCAACTCTGATTGAGCCAATTCGATTTTCATTTTCAACTTCCATAACACGATCTCCTGCCCTGCAGCGTCATGTGGTTGGTCGTGCGTCTTTGTGGCGCAGCACCATGCGCGTGCGGTCGAGCCATGGCCCGCCGAACACGATGATCTCGCTCGGCCGACCGTACAGGTGATGCAGCAGGAAAGGGCCGGGGCCGAAGGTGGCCGAATCCTCCCCAGGCAACGCCGGATCGGCGCCAAGGAAAATCCCAGCATGGTTCGGGTACACCGTCCGCCCCACTTCCATCACGACCATGTCACCGCGCTGTGGCTGATCGACCTTGTAGAAGCCGGCCGCCTCGTAGTTCGCCTCGTACAGGCTGGTGTTGTCGGTGTTTTCCCACCAACCATCAGCTCGCTTGAAAGCTTCGAACTCCAGACCCCACTCGCGCTTGTACCAATCGGCGCAGACCTGCCAACAATCCCAGGCGCCGTGCACGAATGGTCGCTTCAACAAAGGGACATCGCCGGTCGGCATAACGGTCCGCAGGTCACCCTCGGGCCAGCTCAGGATGTGCCAGGGCAAGGCCGTGGCTTCGCACATGGCAAGGTCATGCAGAGATGGCCGACTGGTCGCGTCCGGGTGCGAATGGAAGATTCCGATAACCTCGCCCGCGTCTTCCGCTGAGGCGTAATCTTCAGGATCAATTCGAAACTCCTCAGTCTGCTCTGTCGCAATGTTTCGGCACGGCCAGTACTTCTGCTTTCGCCCGATCGCCAGCACCAGGCCACAGGCTTCTTTCGGATATAGCGCGGCAGCGTGCGCCTCCATCGCGCTCAAGATGTGCTTGCGCATGGTCAGCTCCGTGCGATCAGTGACACTGCGGGGAATCCGCCGTGAGGAAGTTGATTGTTCTGGCCGAAACGCAACTTGCAGGACTTCAGGCCGCCCTTGCACTCGTCCTTGCTCGGGTCGTCCGTGGGCTTGTCGTCGTCATCGAACATCGCGCCGCCGGTGTAGCTGCAGTTCGGCCCGCGGTAGCCGCCGGTCATTGCCCAGTGACAGAAGGTCGTCATCTGGCGCCCTGGCAAACCGTGGTTGTCGATCTCGCCCGGGGAAGACAGCTCCCACTGCACCACCTCTCCGTCTTCACTAGTCTTCTGGTCAATAAACCAGATCTCCAGCGCCTCTTGCGTCGGGTCGGCGACCGGATTGCCCTCAGGGAAGTTCACGGCATCCAGGTACTGGACCAACGTCTCACGCACGGTCAGCTGAAACTTCAGCAGGTCATCGAAGGCCAGACACAGTGCAGTGATTCGCCCATTGACGTTGCCAGCCATAAACGTCGGTCGAGTCGCGCTGCCGCTGCTGTCTGCGCCGATGCCTTCAATCTGCACTGGCCAGGCCGCGAATTCGTTGCCCTGCCAAATGATCGACTTCGCCGGTAGTTCGTCAGGCGACCCCTCGTACGCCAGCAACTCAGCCGGCGTGTGCGGAATCGCATGAGCATGGAAGCGCAGCACATCCGCACCGTATTCCGTGCCGTCGATTTCAAACAGCCGCACTTCCCCGCCGGGCTCCAGCTTCTGGATGTCCGTAATCAATGCCATCAGGGTTTCCCTTAAGGGTGAAAGGTTTGTTCGAATGTGGCGGTTAGCGTGTAAACCGACCCGCCTTTGTGTGACGGCTGGAAGCCACTGCATTTGTAGAGCCCGAGCTCACCAAGAGGCGGAGTCCAGAGGAACGCTGTTGCACCCTTGTGGCGACGCAGGAAAGCGATGACCTCTTTGATTTTGTCCACGCTACCGGTGTAACTGACTGGCCATGACTGCTGCTCATTGTTTATGCCATCCGAAACCGTCTGGCTGTAGCCATCGCCAAACTGTTTGGTCCGGGTGCGCTGCTTGATATCGCCCGTCGCACCCTTCTCCGTCTGCCAGGTGAATCGCTCAATTGCCATGAATCACCCCGTGATGGCTCGATTGATTTTTCCACCCCGGCGCAGGTCGACGCTCACCAGCTTCTGGTAACGCTGATCAACGAAATCCGCCAAATCCTTGCCGAACTGCTGGTAAGCAGGATCGTCAGTCGCAGAGCTGGTTGATCCATCGCTGGCCACCATGACTTGCACACTGATAGTTGTTCTGCCACCTGAGCCACCGAGTGCAGCGACACCGGGCCCCCCGCCAGACGTCAGCGGCGTTACGCTGCCGCCGTTCGCGCCTGTCATGAGGAAGGACTTGCCACCCTCGTTGTACAACTCCGGCCCCAGTTCGTTGACCTCGTAGAGAGAATTTGGCGCGACAGGACCGCCGGCCGCTCTGTAGCCAGAGAAGTCGACGTTGGTGTATCCAGCCTGAGACGCTCCTGCGGCCGAGGAAGCAGCACCGGCAGAGCCAGAGGCCAGCCCGTTGCCACTACCGCTGCCGACGAAATAGCTGGTAGCTGCCCCCACCAAGCTACCCAACAGCGCCGAACTGGCCTGACGAGTAGCGATTCGAGCCATGTCGGCCAAGATCGATTTCGCGAAGTCACCGAACGACGCTTTCCCCGTCATAGCGAAGTTGACGATCGAATCCTCCATGGAGCTGAACGCGTTGGTGAACAGGTTCCGAGTTTGGCCGGCAATGTCTCGAGCAGAATCCAGGTAATTAGCCCAGGCCGAGGTAGCGCCTTTCGTCCAGTCACCCTGTGCCGCTTCGACATCGGCATAGTTCTGCCGGATCTGGTCGGTGGCCTTCTTGTTCGCATCTGCGAGCGCCCGTGATTTCTTCTCGAACTCATCGGGGTCCATCTTCCGTGATGGATCAGACTGCTGATTGGCAAGGTCCAGCGACTGCTGAGCGAACCGGTCTTGCTGACTGTTCAATTCTCCAGAAAGTGCATTCTGCCGATCGCCTTGGCCGACGCCGTTGACGGCACGCTGACCAGCAAGCGCCAGAGCCTTCTGCTGCTGCCCAAGGGCTGCAACGTACTGGCTGACTGCATACGTCTGCTTTTTCAGGCGTCCATCTTCGGCGGTGGCCAGCACCTCCTGCTGGCTGTCGGCCTCCTTCTGCGCCTTGACCATGGATGTGCGTGCGTCAGCGATCTTCTGGTCCAGTTGAATACGCTGCGCTGCCGTGGTGCTGGACTTATTCTTTACAGCTTCCAGCGCCGCGATCTCAGCCTCGTACGCGGCCGCCACTTCATCTCGTTCGTTACCGATCAGGCCGTCACGTTTTTGCGCGTATTCAGCTTGGGAGATGAGCCCGGCCTTCTGCGCCGCATCCAGTTGCTTTTGGGCATTGCTGTACTCGGCCAGAATGGCTGTGAGCTGGTTTTTCGCATCGTTGAATCCGGTCAGGTCGACACTGCCCGCTGCTACGGCGGGATCCTTATTCTTGTCCTTGATGTTCTGGATCGTCTTCGCCACGTAATCTGGCTTGACGAACGGGCTATCCGGGTTCGCCTTGCGAAGATCGTCGACTGACCGCTGATAATCCTTGATCAGCTTGTTGCGCTTTTCGGCATTGGTGAGGTTTGAATCGCTGATCGCCTTCAGCTTTATCTCAGCCTCAATCCCTTCCTTCTGAGTGCGAGTTTGATCACTGTCAAACTTCGCGTTGTCTTTCTGGGCCGCCTGTTTGTCTTGCAACAGGTTCAACTCATCCTGCAGCGACTCCATTCGCTTTTTTGCATCGCCATCCTCATAGCCTGTACCCAGTGTTGATTGAAGATAGGCCAGCTTTTGGGTGATTTCGGTGATTCGCAGCAGGTCATCCTGTTCGCGGCCGACGTTTTTCAAAGCATCCAGCGTCTTCGCGGTTTCACCTCGAATCGCGAGCCAGGCTTTTTCAACAAGCCCAAGGTTCTGAATGATCTCGCCAGCACGCCCCTTCACCGCTTCTGCATAACTGTCGGTCAGCAGCTTCGATGCCCCGATCTCATCGCCCTGCTCTTTCAGAGCCACAATCTGCGCGTACACCGACGCGGTCAGGAAGTGATACTGATCGTTCAGCGACTTCGCAGCAGCAACCGGGTCTTCAGCAATCTTGACGAACTCCGCTACCGTTGCGTCAACAGACTTGCCGGTGGCTTTCTCCATCGCCAGGGCAGCTTCCGAAATTTCAACGAAGCTTGCGCTGGCGATCTTTCCATTTCCTGCCAGGTTCGCCAGCACATCAGCAGCCGCGCCGGTGGTGCCCACTGTCGCACTGATCTGGCGTGCCATTTCGGCGAGTTCGCCAGCGTTTGTGCCGGCGTAGTTACCGGTCAGGATCAACGACTTGTTGTATTCCTGGGCCTCCTTACTTCCCTGGTAATAGGCGGTGGTGAGTACCGCGAGTGCGCCCGCAGCCAAGGCAATAGGCGCGGCAATTGCGGCAAATCCGATTGCAGCGCTACCGGCCCCGGCACCCAATTGAGCCACCGCACGCACACCACTTCCCCAGTCGCCTGACTGAAGCGCGTTCGTCAGCTGCATGACGTTTTCTTGAGCCTGACGCGTACCGAGCTTCAACTTGTCAAACGCGGTCTCTGTGGCGGTTAGGCCGGCCCGATCCTTGCCGACATTGGCTAAAGCTTCGGCATAACGATCAGCGTTGATCGCGCCGAGCCGAAACGCTTCATGCGCAGCCTTTTCCTTTGCTTCCAGGTCGGCAAGCTTCTTAGTCAATGGATCAATGCCGTTGACCGTGCGCTTCAGCGCTTCAATCTGGCGGTTTTCCGCGCCTATCAGCCGTTGTTTCTGCGCAAGCTCCTTGGCTTCTGCCTTCTCAATTCGGTCAAAGGACTTACCGAGACGATCCTGATACGCCTCCTGCTGCTCGATCGTGACCAGGCCGCCCTTTCGGGCACGCTCCAGTAACCCTTCCGCCTGAACCAACTGCTCCATGTTGCCGATGTTGCCGGACATCGCCTTGTCGAGCTGGCTGATGATGGCGATTTCGCTGGTAGCGCTTGCGCCGGATTTCCGTCTTGCATCGGCCTGACGCTGGGTTGCGCCGGTCGATTTATCGATCTCCTGCGCAACCTCTCGCTCGGCCTGGACGATCTTCTTGCCGGTGTCGGCCAATTCGGTCCCGGTCTTGCCGAGATCGTCGATTGCCTTTTCGGCATCAACAGCCGAATCGACAAGCTTGTCCAAATCGTCAGCGGCCTTGACCGCTTGCGACGAATTGACCTCGATGCCCAGGGACGCGAAGTTGGTGCTCATTTACTGTCCCTCTGTTCCGCCATCACCCGCAGGGCTTCGGCTTCCATGACGCGGAGATCTGGAAAAATGTCGGTGGCTTGGACCCGGGTAAAACCGAGGAAGCCAGCGACATCGCGAATTGACGTGTAATCCAGACCGGTAGCGCCGCACGCGCCTGTACGCCACTGGGTGCTCATGGCCTCGAAGACCTGGAATGCAGGCCAGGTGTCCGGCCAGACTTCGGCTTCGTCGCCGTAGTCTTCAGCCGAGAACCCGAAAGCATCCTGGCCTTGGATGGTCGGCTGATAGAGGGCGCGCGCGACGCTGATTAGTTTCCCAGGCGAGCCTTGCTGTATGCCTCGGAATAGGCCGCCAACACTGCGCTTGGTGTGGCGCTGATCGAGCTGACCAGGATGCGGAGGTTTTCGTCGGTGAAGTCTTCATCGACATCCCAACCCACGACAATTGCCTTGAGCTGTTCCACCTGGAGGTCAATCAGCAGGTCGGTGAATTGCTCCAACCCCGTCTCTTCTGATTTCTCCCCGAGCGCCTTGTGTCGCTCCCCCCATCCGGCATATAGGGTGGCCAGCTCGGCACGGTCGCGATACTTGAACTCGAACCCCACCTTCACAGGATCGCCACCGACCGTAGGAAGCATCACGTCAGCTTTGAAGGTGGGGTTCTGGATCAGTTTGAACTTGGCCATGAATACCCCTTATGCGCCGTAACGGATGAATTTTGCGACCACGGCGAACACAGCGGTGACTGCCATGATGTTGTTCTTGGTCAGCGAGGGCACGTTATCGAACGAGGCGAAAGCGTTGTAGGCGATGACGCCACCCGAGGCGAGGTTGATACGCACCGCGCGGGGCTTTTTGTCGTCGTCAGCTTCCAGCAGCACGTCATTGTGTGGAAGTTCCGGATCATCGGCCATGGTCAGCGTGAACGACAGCGCAGACTTGGACGTTGGGATCTGGTGCTCATCGTCCTCCTCGAGGAACGAGTAAGTGACGTTTTGCTGCTCGCCGCCGGATTTGCTCGACTCCGTGACTTGGCTGATAGGCACCCAGGTCAAAATCTTCCGTACCGAACCGCCGCCCGCGCCAGCGATGAAGCGTGCGGTATTGAGCGTGTTGACCGACTCCAGAACGAATGAGTCAGTGGTCACCGTCTTGACGCGAACAACGCGATTGTTCAGACGAGCCCAGCCCGAGGTGACTTCGACAAAGTCGCCCACATCGAGGTCGTGCCCGGCCGACGACACAACAGCTTCGGTTGCATTGGTGATCGCGGTAAAAATGATCGGCGCGTCATACGAGGCAGCGATAGCGGCAGTCGAGCCATTGGGT